GACGTAACCAAAGTTCTCACCATCCGAGATATCAAAGTCGGACGACTCGATGTACGCCTCAATCGGCAAAGACGGGCTTTGGGATACGTCGTCGTTACCAATCTCGTGCAGCAAGATCTGGTTCTGGACTTTGAACGTAACCGGGCTGAAGGGTATATGGCTTGCAGCCGTGGTGCTATTCACGCCGCGTAAGCAGTCGTTGAAAGAAGTGTCGCCCTTGCTGCCGTAAAAAATTTGTTCTGCGCCGACCGTGATCGTACCTGAATTGGGATACGAACTAGCATTAAGCACAGGGATGGTCGTGGCAGAAGAACTAATTGAAGTACTAGAGAGGTACGTGTTTTGAACACTAAAACCTCCAAGCGGGTACTGCCGTAAACCCGGCGAATCTAGCCAAGCCGTACGGTTCATAGTGCCGTAGTACCAAATACGTTCCAGATGGTTGTAGATGACGTACCGGTTGTTAACGCTACTATCGGCTGACGGGTAAAACCACCAGATCTCGTTATAACCTTCGTTCGTGCCGCACACGATCTGACCGTATTGGCTCGCGTTTATGTCGGTATAAACATACTGACGCAGGGTGCAGGGCAGCGTCTCAACGCGACCGGAGTACATGTAGAACTTGTCTACACCCATCCAGTACGTGACGTTGTTGACCGTGATAGCAGCGTTCGGGGAGATGATGGAGATATTGTCCATCAACAAGTTGATACCCCACACGTACGGAGGGCCGAGGTACTGCATCGAGAACAAGGCGGAATCCGTCCAAATCAGGATTTCCTGTCGGGTATCAACCGCACATTGAATAAACGAGCCGTGCGAGAGTAGTTGTTCACCTGACTGGTTGAGCGCAGTCGGCACCCAGTCATAGGCGTTGTCGGCATCCGACCAGCGCACCAACATCGGGTCAAAGTCCGACGTAAACGTAGCAGGGCTATACGGGTTTGAACCAAAGCAAATGGTGAAGTTGCTGACGCTTGAGGTCAAGATTTGGTTTGTCTGCTCAGGAATGTGCCGACCAGAGTAGCTGATGGTCAAAGTAGAAATCGTAAACGAGCCAGTCGTGGTGGCCGACAACGGCACCGAGAATCCGCCGTCATACGTCGGGAGGACGTACGTGCCCACAGCAATACCATTACCCGTAATGACAGAGCCGCCTTCAATACCGGTTGGGTCTGCTACCGTAATTGTTGTAACCGAAGCCGATACTAGGGCTGTCGTAGTAGCCCGGATAGTCTCGTTGGCAATATCCGATAGCAACTTGGCACGAGCATAGGTCGCCAGATCCAACGTCCAGTAATAGATTGGACCGCGACGGTAGTTGAAGATTAGATCGTCATTGAAATTATCTTGCGACCATAACCTTGCTTCGGTACCTGACGGTAGTGCCGACCCCCAACCACCCGCACCCCAAGGGGGCATACCCCAGCCTACGCCACCGGAATAAACCGACAGTCCAGCAGGAATTTGTAACTGCGATACAACGAGCGAGCCGCCACCAGACCCCGTAGCTGTGGCAGCGTTGGGGGCAACAATCTGATAGGAGTTGGACGTAGGTATGGCAACGATTTCAAACTCGTCGTCAAAGTTGATACCGTTAATAACACCGCTATTTGATACGCCAGAGAATGTGACGTACGTGCCAATCGTTGTGTTGTGAGCCGACTGAGTGACAGTAACAAGCAAGCTACCATCGGTAGTCGTGAATGGGTTGGCTGCAATTACACCCGACGAAGCAAGCGGAGTTACGTCGTAATATGTACCACTGTTCTCGATGTAATATTTGGAGTTGGTGCCGAAGCCCAATAAGTTGCTGCCGCCGAACGTGACCCAGTTCCACAAGTTGTGACAGATACCTTTAAAGGTATCGCTGGTTTGGTTGACCCAGCCGCCCAGTTTTTCAGCGTAGCCCGAACGGAACCGCACCTTGTCACAAGCAAAGTAGCCGCCTTCGTTGGCGTAGCTCGTAGACTCTTTGTTGATGCCCGGACGGAATTCAAGTTTTGTAAGGGGCATTACGCTACTCCCGAGAGGAACAACGCACGTTCGTCGTTGCGCCGTTTGACTAATCCCGGCAGAACTCTACCACCTGCCTTCGTCCATTTCAGAAACTCGTCAGCCGCCTCTTCCAGTTCACCCCGATTGGTCTTCATCCGAAGGGAAGAGCGTTGGAGATTGCCGAGGCCCACGTTGAAGGCAAAAGATACGAGAGCATCAAAGACTCCCTGACGGCCAACAGCAGCAGGGCAAAGTCGAACCACACCACGCTCAAACCGGCCAAGGTCTTGAGAAAGAATCCCGTCCACCTCGTCCATCGTGAGAGTGCGGTCCCACCCTGCGGGTACCGGTAGATTCTTGCGCTCCTCATACTTCACCGTAGCGTGAGCCGGGTCAATCACGTGGCCGACACCAACCGTCCACAAGAGGGCAGGGCAGCGGTAAGGCTTAGTCCTTACCCCCTCGTGGTGCTTGATCATGTCGATGGCAGCCTTGGAGACTTTCACTTCTTACCGAACGCCTGCGTGCCGAACCAAAAGGCTATGATTGACGACAGTATGAGCATCTCATCATCAGAGAAAACTTCTGCCATCGCCGCAGCAAACGGCACACCCGTGTTGTAGGCGTACCAAACACCAGCAATGTTGATAGCAACAAGTTCCAACACAAAGATGTAAGTCACGACCGGACGCACCGAAGCACGTAGGTTGATCATCCACTGCGAAGCACCCTTGCCGATTTCCATGTCGTGCTGGTACAGGGCTTGGCGCTCTTCGCCTGCCGTCTGAGTTTGGATCTGCTCCAACTTGATCTCCTCGACCCGTGCCTGAGCAATGAAGCCGCGCTCAGCCAAGGCCAACTCACGCTCCTTTTGGGCAGCGACGAGGGCGAGTTCATGCTTCTTGTCCTGCCGGTCTTGGAAGATTTGCAGGATCTTGGGTAGTCCACCCGCGAGGAAGGACAGGAACGTTGAGACCATTGTCATCATGATTAGAACTCCACCCAGCCAGTGATGATGTATTTAGTGTCCTTCAGTGGTGGATTACCACGATGTGTATGGGTATATCCAGCAGGCCAGAGCAATACACGGCCAGTAACAGGCTTGACGCGCTTGCTCAGATACAAGAACTCAGTCTCGCCACCATCTTCGATGTCGTTCAAATAAACCATAAACGTCAGCAGGCGATTACGTTTTAGCCGTGTCGTATCTTCACAGTGCCAAATGTGGTACCCCTCTTTCGGACGAGTACGCTGTATTTTGACTTCGTAAATTTTGTGTTGGTCTGCTGTCTTCAGTATCGAAAACTTCTCAGCATACGGACCATAGCAGGCTTCCCAAAACGCGACGTTAAACTCGCCGCATTCAACTTTCATGCTGTGTTCTTGGTAGAACGCCGCGTTTGCATAGTCTATTGACTGGTCAGCATTTATATGACCGTCGCGTTGCAAACCTTGTAATCGGTTATAGCCAAACCCATTAGCATCTGCGGTTTCAAAATGCTTGATCCAACGGTCGCAGTATTCTTTACTGAACAAACCATCGTATATCCCAATGAAGTCATCACCAACTTCATACTTGAGCGCAGGATATTTCTGCGCCAGCACTTGCGCGATGCTTGGGGTGGTGCACTTGTCCATTCCGTCAATCATTGTGGCTTCTCATTCGGTCGAACAGGCGCAGTTAAAATTTCAGTTGCGCGAGCAGGGACAAGTAATCCTTTGCTAACCATCATGTTGATACCATCAATAGTTCGGGTATCGCCAAGGTCAATCGCTCCAGCAGCGTAGAAACGATCTAGCCAACCTTGCACTTCAACGTCATTCTTCGCGGCAGATAGGATGCCCGTATACTCAGCATCAAGAAACCGAGTGATCATGGCAATTTTTGTGATAACAGCCGGATCAACAATCGAAAAATCCGGACCTTCCAGCCTATACCGACCGGGGTAAGCTGCCTCTACAAAAGCCTCGTCAGCAATAATTCTGTTAATGACTTCACCAGCATCATTTAAAATTTGATAAATCACAATTAACTCCAAGCAACGATCACAAACCCTGAACCACCAGCACTTGTACCGTTTGAACCCCCGCCAGATCCTCCACCGTATACAACTAGGCCACTGATAGAGTTTTCTGATGCGCCTCCACTACCTCCAAGCCCCATATTAGTACCGCCAGTGCCGCCACTTGATATTCCACCACTTCCACCGCCCCAATCAGCCACGCCGCCACCGCCAGTGCCGCCCCATGCAGTAGGATTTAAGAGATCTTGGTAAATACCAAGCGTGTTGTTATTGAACCCGTTTAAACCGGGGCCACGGCTAGCAATTACTGATGGAAAACGAGTGTCCGTAACTGCGGGTCCGGGACCAAATGATCCACCACCACCCGACGCTGCTTGGGAGTTAAATCCGGTTGCAGTGCCGCCAGAACCGCCAATACCTGCGCCGCCAGCGCCAACAAACCAGTTAGATGTAATCGCGGTTCCGCCAGCGTAGCCAATACCGTTCCATGCAACAGCACCGCCTCCTGAAGCGGCTTGTCCACCGCCGCCGTTAATTTGCACTACTCCGCCAGCACCGCCAGTAAAATTAAAATCGCCACCGCCCGCAGTGCCGCCACCGCCGCCGTTCCACGTTCCAGTACTACCACCTACAATACCGCCAGCGCCGCCACCGTTTGCTGTGACGTTAATTCCACCACCAGCTACGTTAGTTGCTCCACCAGCAGTACCGTTTGCAACAAAACCTACAGCGCCAGTGCCACCAGCGCCAATCGTCATAACAAGGTTAGTGCCTGCATTGAAGTAAGCGGTTTTGATGGCAAGACCACCGGCTCCCCCACCAAGAGCAGCGGCGGGAAGACCCCAAGAAGGTCCGAGCGATCCACCACTTCCGCCAGCACCGCACACGTACAACCGATATGTACCCGACTGCGGGATAGTGAACGTACGCGAGCTAGATATCAGCGTGTACCGACCGCCCGTAGTAGTGTTAGTAAATTGAGTGAACAAACTCATTTCAGTTTCCTGCCTCTAGTGCTGCAACACGTGCGCGTAGTGACTGAACTTCTGCAATCAACAGCGGAACCAAAGCACTGTAGTCCATCTGTTGATAAATCGGCTTTCCTTTATCGTCAACAGCATTAGGCTGACCTGTAACGCAGTACGGCGTCACTTGCTGCGCTTCATCAGCAATCATCATCGGGTACTGAATCGCACCCCAGTTCATTTTTCCGGTATAAACTTTTAGGTTATCTACAATCTGCCCACTGTTAGTTACCGGCCCGTATATTGTTTTTGCACGACGGTCGGATGTCGTGTTGTACGCGATCTGACCAGCGCCTCTGTTGTAGGTGATGCTTCCTCTTACGTCAAAAGTGCTTTCCGTGAAGAAAACAGCAAAAAGATTGTCACCTGTACTTGCTTCGTTCCAAAAAGAAACACATTCTCTAGGCTGTTGAACACTTTTAACCAGCAGTCCGTAAATCTTTCCAGTCGAACTGCCAAAAACATTCATGGCATAACTGCCAGCAAGATAAGGAGTAGTGGTGTTGACGTTTACAGAACCAGTCCCGTTTGCCATGAGGTTTATGTTCTGGTTTGTATTTACAGAACTGATTGTTGCACTGTTAAATGCAATATCGCCGGTGGTGGCGGAGGCTGAAATAGAAATCGATCCAGCACTGTTGGTAAGAGAAATGCCCGTACCAGCGGTCAAAGTAGATAGCGCGAACCCAGAACCATTACCAATCAACAACTGACCGTTGGTCGGGGTCGAATCTACACCAGTTCCACCTTCTGCAACACGAAGCGCATTGGTCAACGTCAGGCTAGTAGCAGAGAAGTTTGTGCCTGTGAGGGTTGTGATGTTGGCCGATGTTGAATTGAGGTTTGTTACCGTCGCACTCGATAGCGTCGGGTTATCAGCCAGAACAACCGCGCCAGATCCCGTACTGGATGCGATGCTGATTACGACAGACTGCGTACCAGTTGATTGAAGCGGCGTAGTCGCGTTGACAGACGCAATGAACCCGGTGCCCGTTGCCGTAATCGTGATTGACCCGGCAGCGTTGGTGATGCCGACACCCGGACCACCGTTCAGAGTATTGAGCGCAAAGCCCGTGCCGTTACCAACCAGAAGTTGTCCGTTTGACGGGGCAGCAGCACTGCCCGTACCACCTTGAGCCACGCCGAGCGGATTGGACAACGTGAGGCTTGTGATGACTGCACTTGTAGCCCGGAGGTTCGTGATCGTGGCTGAGCCAGCCGTCAGCGTTGTGATGTTCGCGCTGATCCCGTTGATGTAGGAAGTCGCATCCACAACATCTGTACCGTTGCAAACCAAAATCAGTTTGACGCCGTTAGGCACCGAGACGCCAGTCTGTCCCGCCACTTTGACGGTAACTTGTCCGGACGAAGTATTGTTGTAGATGAAGTACAGCTTCTTGTTGGACGGGACAATCAGGTTAGTGCTTGCGCCGCCCGTGCCAGTCAACTCGATAAACATGTTACGAGCCACGCCCGACGCACCGTTCGGGATGGTGATACTCGTGTCTGTACCCGTGGCGACTGCCTGAGTGACATAGCCTGAGATGGCCTGTTCAATCAGCGTACCGAGGTTGGTATTGGTGGTATTACCCCACGCACCGGCTTGGTCTCCAGTACCAATAAGCTCGATGGCAAGGTTAGTTGAATATGTACTAGCCATTTAAAACCTCACGCCGCAATTTGCGTCCAGTTTGGCGTCTGTGTGTCGTTAATCTGTGTCCAAGTCGTTGTCTGCGAGTCATCAACCGGGGTCCACGGCCCAGTCGGAACCGGGACAATCTTACCCCAAACAAGTACTTGACCAATAGCACCGGTTGCGCTAACGCCAGTCGGGAAGACCACAGCACTGCCCGTGACAGATACCGTCCCAACTGCACCAGATGCAGAAACCCCTGTGACCGGAGCATTAGCCGATGCTGCTGCCGTAGCCGTACCAAGGGCGGTTGTACCCTGCACTCCAGTAACAGCCAGAACCTGATCAGTTTTGACGAAGACATCGCCAACGGCACCATTTGCCACCGCCGGGAACGGGATAATGACCGCTCCTGCCGCGACCGTAACATCGCCAACCTGACCTGTAGCTTCAACTCCCGTGACGGGGACATCGACAGAAATAGCAACCGAAACCGTACCAAGCTCAGCCGTAGCCTCAACGCCGGTAACAGCCAAGACCTGATCGGTAACAACAAAGACCGTACCAAGTTCAGCAGTAGCTTCGACCCCATCTTCAACTACAACAGCAGTGGCAACAACTACTTCATCGCCAAGCTCGCCGATAGCTTGAACCCCGTCTTGGAATATATTGGCGTCGGCGGCGACGGTGACATCGCCAACAAAGCCCGTGGCCTGAACGCCCGTGACTTCGACCGCAATAGTGATGAAGATCTCAACATCACCAAGCTGCGCTGTGCCTTGTACCCCGTTCGGGAATATGTTGGCGGGGGCTACAACAAGGACATCACCAAGTTGACCAGTAGCTTCTACCCCAGTTACGGATACGTTGACATCGCCGCTACCTAGATCAGCAAACGGTGCGGCTGCAAATGGGGTAAAGCCAAGCATGGCTTAGCAGAATACCCAACCCATCGTGGCATCGGAGAAGCGAAGCTGAACTGCGGCATACGCCGTATCCAACGTCATGTTCTCTGCCAGACCTTGAATATTCTGTCCGTTACGAGCAATTACGTTGTCAGACCTACCGTTGGATACCGTGACCCACACGATGTTACCCGCCGCAGGAGATGCCGGGAGCGTGACCGTCGTAGCACCGCCACGCAGGATGTAGTGGTTGCCAGTCGTAGCAGCGATTGAAGTTGACGAAGTGACGTTGACGGTTGGCAGAACAGCAACATAAGAACCAACATTGTTAGAGGTCAAAACAGGGTAGGCAACCGCGCCTGCTGACCAGCCGCCGATCTTGACTACGTTATCGGTATCAAGCCCCATGTTGATCGCATACGCGCCGGGGCGATGGAACGTAATTGCTGCTGCACTACCACCTTGTCCCAAGATCTGCGGACCAAGTTGTGAGGTGTATGCGATGGACTGACCACTAATTACATATCCAATAGTAGGTTGCGTAGAGTAAATACCGACAGCGTTGATGTTGTAGTTGCCACCGTTCGCAGTAACAGCTAAAGCACCGTTAATTGCTAGATTTGCACCGGGTAAATAGTATTGACTACCATCATAAAATAAATATCGACCGCCACTGCTACCTAAGAAAATAACACCACTGGTGCCGCCAGAACGAACGGCGTAAATATCGCCGTTTGCATCCCACCTAGCTCCAGTTGCAGAAACAGCCAAACTGTTTGCTCGAATTTGTGTAGTGGCCGTCGTACCAAACGTCGTACCCGTCAGCGTGGTGATGTTGGCCGAAGCAAAAGAGCCAATCGTGGCAGAGACAGCCGCAACAATACCGACGTTACCGCTATTATCAATCGCCATGCGGGCAGCAGGTGTGTCGCGTGAGCCGCCGTTAAACGTAATCCCACCCGTGCCACGGTTATAAATTATTTGGAATGCGCCATCGCCGCCGTTCGCATAGCCGCCAAGACCTAAATAACTTATGGCACTGCTTGAATAAAGCCAAGTGCCATCTGTCGCACTGGTTGCTGTAACAAATTTAAATGTTGGATTGGTTGTTCCAATACCGACGTTGCCAGAAGAGGTAGCGAAATAAGCGTTAGTAGTAATTGTCAGGCTAGTGCCTGAAATATTCGTAATTGCAGCCGAAGCACCACGAAGCTGCGTAGCTCCAGTAGTACCGAACGTCGTACCCGTAAGGGTCGTGATGTTTGCTGAGGTGCTGTTGAGGTTGGTGACGGTACCCGAGGTATAAGTTAGGTTCGTGCCAGTCAGTGTAGTGACGTTGGCAGACGTAATACTCAGGTTAGCCAGCGTGAGGCTAGTCAGCGCAAGGTTCGTTACCGTGGCCGAGGTGTAGGTAGCCGTCGTGCCCGAGATCGTCGTGACCGTCGCGCTCGTGAAGTTACCGTTGGAGTACGTAGCATTCGTACCCGACACCGACGCAATCGTGGCAGATGTAGCCGCCAGTTGAGACACCGTACCGCTTGAGTACGTGACGTTCGTGCCAGAGAGCGTGGTAATCGTGGCAGAGGTAGTTCCCAACTGAGTGATGTTGGCACTGCTAAACCCAGCAGTCGTACCTGTGACCGTCGTTATGTTGGCCGAGGAACCCGTGATCGTCGTAATAGACGCACTAGCCGCAGCCGTGATCGTGGCACTAGAAATCGTCGCGCCTTGATCAAGAACAACACTACCCGTACCAGTCGAGTTGGCAATGCTGATATCCGGAGTTGTGCCGCCGCTTGATGCAAGTGGGCCTGTGGCTGTGACAGCCGTGACCGTGCCACC